GAGAAGGTTGCTGTGTGGTGGGCTACAGAAAAAGGCACTGCTGAGATGGCAGAGAAGGTAGGTTGTCCTGCAAGACCAGGAGAGGACTGGAACTCTTGGAAGGCAAGGATTTCAGAGAAAGCGAGGGTGGCGTGAGCAGAGAAGAAATAATCCGCATGGCGAGGGAGGCGGGATTGGCTTACGGATCTGACGAAAAGCCACTAAATTCTGTAACACGCTTCGCCGCCCTTGTCGCAGCAGCAGAGCGCGAGAAAGTCGCCGCATGGATGATGCGACAAGGCTACGCAACAGGGCACGGCGACAGCATAGAAAAATTGTTGGAAGAACTTGAGTGGCAAGTTCGCGAGTCCGAGCGTGAGGCGTGTGCGAAGGTGTGCGAGGATCGTGAAAGAGCGAATCTGTACGGCGTGAAGGAATGTGCCGCCGCCATACGAGCAAGGGGACAGGCATGACAGACAAAGAAAAAGCCTACGCACTGCTAAGAAAGCTAGCAGACGAAACAACGTATGTGATGGTTCATCCCAACGAACTGCGGATTCTTTTAGACGATCTTGACCATATGAGACTTAGGGTTAGGATTGCCAGAGAAGAACTAAGCGATGCTTGGCAACTTTACAAAGGGGATATGGCATGAACCGTTTTGCTTTAGTCAGAGAGCTAGTCAAAGACCCGTCATTGCGAGTCACGGAGATTGCATGGAAAACTGGCTACAACAAAGGTCATGTCTCAAGACTACGCAAGGAAGCTAAAGGAGATTCCATGATCGAAAACAAAAGCGCAAAGACGCCAGCAGATAGTTCTATGGCGTGGGGTTGTCAGTGTGGCAGAGCTTATACGGTGACATGTATTTCAAGCAAACCACAAAAGAAGGAATGGGTTGGGCTGACGGCTTATGAAATACAAGAGATCTATTCAGGAAATCAGCACTGGGGCAATTTTGCTTGCGCCATAGAAGCCAAGCTAAAGGAGAAGAACACATGAGCAGAGAAGCTATGCAGATGGCGCTAGAGGCGTTGGAGAGTGACCCACTAAGTCATGCTGGGCTTGTTAGTAGAAAGCAAGCCATCGCCGCACTACGCCAAGCACTGGAGACAGAGCGAGAATGGGTTGGGCTGACGGATCAAGAAATAAACAGTGTTTGTTACAAAAGAGATTGGACTGCGCCTTGGACTAATACGACTTTTGCCCGAGCTATTGAAGCCAAGCTGCGGGAGAAGAACGGCGGTGAATATCGTAACGGGGCTACGACTGAAAGAACTAAGCTAAGTCAGGAGAACACATGAGTGGCGATCACAATATGAAGGATTCATTTGAGTGTCCAAGGTGCGGACATTGTTGCGCTGTTGATGAATGGGAGGTTCAAGACAACGTAAACCATCCTAAGCACTACACATCTCATCCTTCTGGAGTAGAGTGCATAGAGATCACGGAGCACATGAACTTCAACCTTGGTAATGCTACTAAATACGTTTGGAGAAGTAGCCTAAAAGGTAAAAATGTTGAAGATCTCAAGAAGGCTATTTGGTACTTGGAAAGAGAAATCGCGAGGATAGGATGACTAACGAGCAAAAGAAGATTCTTACTTACCTGAAAAAGCGTAAAACACCTGCTGACTTAAAGTCAGTGAGGCTACAGACAAAGATCGACAAACAAACGACGGTTAACTGTCTAAACGCTCTGCTTAAAAAAGGCTGCATAAAAACATCGTTTAGGATAGACCCGTTTACCAAGGAACGTGTTTGGGAGTGGGTCAAGGACGAGTACGAGGCCAAGAAGGTGTCCAGGCCGAAGAAAAAGTTCAAGCCTATCTTAGCCAAACCTAAGCAAGAAGAGGAAGGCGTAAACATCAGTTTTTTTAATAATCCGTTCAATCTGAGGGTCGCATGAACTTACACGAAGCAGCAGCCATGAGTGCCGCACAAGACATCATTGAGCAAGCACAGTCAACAAGTGCGCTAGAGCAACGAGCACTAGCAATTGTCAATCTGTCTGTAGAGCTACACAGGAAAGCAATAGACCTAAGACTGCAAGCAGAAGAGATTCTCAAAGAAATAAGGTATGGGTTAAAATGAAAGTTGGCTCCTTCCCCTCCTTTGCCCGACGCGATGTTGGGCGTTTTTTTGTATGAACGCAGCGGTCTACACGGCGATTTTTGGCAACTATGACCCGTTGCATTACGCGGTCAGACAAAACGTTCCTACGGCCTTCTACGCGATCCTAGACGGTGTTAAGAAGCCTCAAGGATGGCAGCAAGTCATCACAAGCAGACGTTTCTCAGATCCTCGTATGGATGCCAAGTGGTTTAAGGTATTCCCAGACAAGCTGGAGTTTTCTGAGGACTACGTGATCTGGATAGACGGGTCGATAAGGATCACAAGCCCTGAGTTCGTGGCTTACATGATCGACCAAGCCGGAGATACGATGGCAGCATTCCAACACCCTTGGCGAACTTGTATCTACCAAGAGGCCGGAGAATGTTGGGATATGGTCAAGTATCAAGACCAACCTATCTTGGCTCAGGTCGAGCATTATCGGGATCAAGGGTGGCCGCAGGATGCCGGTCTTATTGCTGGCGGGGTTCTATGTTGGAAGCGTAGTTACATCAATCCCCAGGCTAATCAAGATTGGTGGATCGAGATGATGAAGTGGACGCTACAGGATCAACTGTCGTTTCCGATCATCGCAGACAGAAACGGGTTAGAGGTTAATGTTTGCACAGAAAACCTCATGAATAACAAATACTTTCAGGTGGTAGCCCACCATAGGATGGAGGAGTATGAAAAAAGTTCCGATACTCATTTGTACGGTAGGGAGTCCAAGTCTTGAGATCGCGTTGTCGTCAATCAAACTTTACGCCAAAGAAGCGCCTGTATATCTGTCGAGTCGGGCCGAGACAATGGACGAACGAATTTACAAATGGGTACTCAACTCGGCGGGTAATTTCGGTGATGCCTACAACCGGATCATGGACGACGCATTTAGCTCACACGATGCAGTCATCATCGCCAACGACGACATCTGTCTGACTCCAGACTCTTACAGACTCATTCTTGAGGATGCCGAGCATCTACAGAAGGCGGGACATAAAGTCGGGGTTTTAGGTGCGAGGTCTGACAATATCTTAGAGGCCCAGAACATCCGGTTCGAGGGTGGCGCAAGAAACGGGATGAAATGGGCGGAAGAACAGACGATCAAAGAAACGAGCGTCATTGCGCCGATCTTTGCTTACATCACCAATGAAGCCTTTAAGTCGGTCAGGTTTCCTCCCATCAACTGGTTTTCAGACAACGTGTTTTGTCATACACTTACGGTATGTGACTTTAAGCATTTTGTTTCAAGGAGTTACGTTCACCACGCAGGAAGTCAAAGTGTGGGTAAGGACGACTCTAAGAACATCAAGGAGGCAGCAGCATGGATGTGGGCAAACGAACCAGGGATAGCAAGACACTACCGTCTCCCTACAGAATGAAAGTGCCTCCTGTACCTATCAGGTACGACAGGAAAGTAGGCATTCCTTTACAACCACAAAAGGCTAAAAAATGAAAGGCTTGCTTTCCCCTAAAGTGATGATCGTTGTGAAACAAAACGGCGAGGACGAAGAATCATCAGATTGCCCAGTTGCGACACAAGACATCGAGGTTAACCTCAAGAACCGTCAGAAAGCGATAGACAAGGCTCAGTATGGGCCTATGAACCCTAACGAGCCCAATAGTCAATATTGGCGCGATATGGGTGCTAAGTGGCGTGTTTCTGGCGAACAAGCCAAGAAATCGCGTTGTGGGAACTGCGCTGCCTTCAACCAAAAGCAGTCTATGCTTGACTGTATTGAGAAGGGTTTAGGCGAGGAAGATGATTGGTCGGCGGTCGATGCTGGCGATCTTGGTTTCTGCGAGATATTTGACTTTAAGTGCGCTGCGCTTAGGACTTGTGCGGCATGGGTAACTGGTGGGCCAATAACTGACGAGGAAGGCTATGAAGAAAACGAAAGCGGAAAAGAAGATCTCGAAAGTAATGACTGAGTTTGGTAAGGGTAAGTTGCACTCTGGAAGCAAGAAGGGTCCAGCAGTAACTAATCCCAAGCAGGCGATTGCGATTGCACTTTCTGAAGCTGGTGTGAAGAAGAAGAAATGACCGCATCCTGGACAAGGAAAGAAGGCAAGAACGCCAAGGGTGGGCTCAACGAGAAGGGCCGGAAGTCTTACGAGCGTGAGAATCCTGGGTCTGACTTAAAGGCTCCTGTTAAGTCAGGCGATAACCCGCGTAGAGCGTCTTTTCTTGCGCGAATGGGTAACATGCCAGGCCCAGAGAGAAAACCCGATGGGAGCCCTACCAGACTGCTCCTGAGCCTAAAGGCGTGGGGCGCAAGTTCCAAGGCTGATGCTAAGGCAAAGGCTAAAGCTATCTCGGCGAGGAACAAGAAGTGAAGCGCAGAAAGGGTCTGCTGGACGAAGAGAAGTTTTTGCCTCCGCTGCCTGAGCAGTTGCCGAGGGGCGTGAGTTCGCTTCCAGGGTACGGGCAGACAAGTCCTATAGCGCAGGGTCTACTAGGGTTTACGGGTAGGAATCCGACGTATTCGGTAATGGATCCACAAGCACAGCAGATGTCTGATGCTTACAGACTAGGTGAACAAGCAAGCGTTGCTAGTCAGTTGTACGGGTCTATGCTTCCTTTTGCGGCAGCGTCAACAATGGCAAGCGCACAGCGAGCAGGAAGTTTGTTGAGTCCGCTTACTGTGTTTCATGGTTCTCCACATAAGTTCAGTAAGTTTGACGCAAGCAAGATCGGAACAGGCGAGGGAGCGCAGGCTTACGGGCATGGTATTTACTTGGCTGAGAATCCAGAAATTGCAAGGTCTTATCAAAAAACATTGTCTGGTTTTGAGCAGCCGTTTATTCAGTTTGGCAAGTCAAAAATAGCAGGTCAAGATTTAAGCGACCTTGATCTTGAGGCATTGAAATACCTTGAGATTGGACAGCGTAATGCAGGTCAGTTTCCCCACAATACCCTTTATTACGCAAAACAAGCTGCAAAAAGCAAACCAGATGTTATTAATCGTTTAGATGAATTTGGTAGAGATGTAAAGTTTGGATATGAAAAAAATCAAGGTGCTTTCTACAAAGCAGATCTACCAGACGAAGAAATAGCAAAGATGCTAGATTGGGATAAGCCGCTAAGTCAGCAGTCTCGGACTATACAAAAGTTTGCACTTGAGAACAGCAAGCCTTTGGCAAAACTAGTCAAATTTCAACAAGCTAACAAACTCAATGAAAACCCGCCAAAGTCTATCTATGACTTAAGTGGTGGCGAATTGATGCGAGAGCTTGGGTCTCCACAAGAAGTGGCGCAAAAGTTACGCGATTCAGGCATACCAGGGGTTCGCTACCTCGACCAAAACTCGCGCGGCGCTGGTAAAGGAACATCTAACTTCGTTGTATTCCCAGGCGAAGAATCTAAAGTGCGTATCATGGAAATAAACGGTAAGCCTGTAGTCATAGACGAAGAAGAGCTTATGAGATCAGGTTTATTAGGTCGGTAATCTGTTGCAAACAAACAACGAATGGACACTAAACAATCTGAAGATACTGAGAAAAAGATTCCACCGGCTGCTGGCAATGGGAGGCCAAAGGGTTCGCCTAACAAATCTACTGCTGCGGTGAGGGAAGCTATTGCGAAAATGGCTGAGATGAACGCTCCGAGGTTCGCAATGTGGTTGGACGAAGTGGCTCAGAAGAGCCCAGAGAAGGCTTGCGACATCTATCTAAGAGCGATTGAGTACCACATACCTAAATTAGCGCGAACAGAGGTAACGGGAACTGACGGTCAACCAGTTGCGATGCAGATCTCATGGGCGCAACCCGAATAGTCATCCCTTATGCGCCGAGGGAGCAGCAGCTAAAGATCCACAATGCGCTATCAGACAAGCGTTTTGCTGTTGTTGTCGCGCACAGAAGATGTGGAAAATCCGTATCTGCGATCAACCATCTCATCAGAGCAGCGATAGAAAACAACAAGGAGGCTCCGAGATATGCTTTCATCGGGCCTACCTATTCCCAGACCAAACGAGTTATCTGGGATTACCTCCTCAAGTTTACCCAACCCCTTAACGCCACTGCCAATATTGCGGAGCTTAGGGTTGATTTCTGGGGCAGACGCATCCAACTTGCGGGGTCTGATAACCCAGACTCTCTGCGAGGACAGTATTTTGACGGGGTTGTATTCGACGAATTTGGCGATCAAGACCCGCGTATCTGGTCGGAGGTGGTTCGTCCAGCCTTGTCGGACAGAATGGGATGGGCGTTATTCCTCGGAACCCCAAAGGGAAACAACCACTTCAAGACCCTGAGAGACCATGCGTCAGAGCATAACGATTGGGCCTTGCTTGAGTTCCGAGCATCCGAGACAGGTCTTATCCCTCAAGCTGAACTCGATGCAGCTAAATCTGAAATGGGAGACGACAAGTATTTACAGGAGTTTGAGTGTTCCTTCGACTCAGCCATCGAGGGAAGTTACTACGGGCAACTTCTCAATGAGCTACCGTCTGAGCGATTCCACGACATCCCTGTAGACGGTTTAGCTAAGACTTACTGTGCCTGGGACTTAGGGATAGGCGACTCCACTGCAATCTGGGTTTGTCAGAGAGTGGGATTAGAGACACGACTCATTGACTTTGTGGAAAACCACGGTCAAGGGCTTGACTGGTATGTGAACTGGCTGAGAACGAATCACTACGAACTAGCCGAGCAGTTACTGCCTCACGATGTGCAAGTAAGGGAGTTAGGCACTGGACGCTCAAGGATGGAACTCCTACAAGAAGCAGGGCTAAACATCACAATTGTGCCGAGAATGAGTGTTGACGATGGGATACAAGCCGTGAGAAGGCTGATTCCCTTTTGTTGGTTCGACTCCAAGACTAAGCGTGGAGTGGACGCGCTACGCAATTATCGGAGACAATACGACGATAAGCGTCAAGTTTATTGGGATAAGCCTCTTCACGATTGGGCATCTCATGCTTCTGACGCATTTCGGTATCTTGCGGTTGGCATGTCCGAGACAACATCTTGGTCTAAACCGCTGAAACCTAACGTATCTTGGGTGGTCTAAATGGATGACGGACGATTAAAGGCGATTCTCCAAGGTGAGATTGATAACGCGATAGGTTTCTTGGAGACCGAGACGGTCGAGCAGCGTAAGAACGCGCTCACTGCCTACATGCGTGACCCTTATGGTAATGAGGTCGAGGGTCGCAGCCAGATCGTAACCGGTGAGGTTGCAGAAGCGGTAGACGGGATGCTTCCGCCTCTCATGCGTCTCTTTACTTCTGCTGACCAGATCGGTGTATTCGAGCCTGTAGGCCCAGGTGATGAGCCGTTAGCCCAACAAGCAACCGAGTACACAAACTGGGTGCTTATGAAGCAAAACCCAGGCATCTCGATCATGCACGACTGGTTCAAGGACGCGATCCTTCAGAAGGTCGGGGTTATCAAAGCCTACTGGGACGACTCGATTTCAGTCACAAAGGAACAGTACGCGAACCTGACAGACGATGAGCTAGCCATGCTTATGTCTGACGGGACAATGGAGATTGCAGCACAAGAGACGATTGAGCAGGATATTGATGGTCAAGTCATGCGTGTTCATAACGTCGCACTGATGAAGAAAACCAAAGCCGGAAAGATCAAGGTTGAGAACGTGCCTCCCGAAGAGTTCTTGATCTCCAAAGCAGGGAAGACCGTTCGAGATACGCCTTTTGTCGCGCACAGGAAACTCATCACAAGGTCGGATCTTGTCTCGATGGGGTTTGATCCTGAGATCGTGATGAACCTGCCGGTCTACAACGACCTTGAGTTTAGTGCTGAGTACATCGCTCGATACAACCGAGACGAACAACCTTACATGGAGCCGAGTCTCGATAAATCCATGCAGACGGTTGAAGTGTTCGAGTGTTACCTAAAGACTGACTACGACGGAGATGGGATTGCAGAACTTAGACGGGTTCACTTTTCTGGGAATGAGATCCTAAGTAACGAGGAAACCGACTATGTGCCGTTTTACACCCTCTGCCCTATTCCGATACCTCATCGCTTCTTTGGGGATTGTCCTGCTGATCGTACAGTTGATCTCCAACTTATCAAGACTACTCTAACGAGGCAGATGCTTGATAACCTGTACCTACAGAACAATACCAGGATGGGTGCTGTAGAAGGTCAGGTCAATCTCGATGATCTTATGTCGGTGACTCCTGGTGGTGTGGTGAGAATGAAAAATCCCGCCGCACTTGTACCGATTACAGTTAATCCTGTTGCTCAACAGGTATTCCCTTTTATGGAGTACCTAGATTCGATCCAAGCCAAGCGTACGGGCATTACAGAGGCTTCTCAGGGGTTAGACCCCAACATCCTACAGAATGTTACTGCTGCGGCTATAGCGGCTCTTACGCAAGCCTCGCAAGGAAAGATCGAGCTTATTGCTAGAGTTTTTAGTGAAACGGGCGTAAAAGACTTATTCAAAGGACTCTTACACCTTTTATGCAAATATCAGGACAAGTCAGTCATCATTCGGATGCGCGGCCAGTATGTTCAGTACGACCCGCGAGAGTGGTCGAACCAGTACGATTGCACAGTGAATGTCGGACTTGGTACGGGGAACATCGAGCAAAAGATGGCGATGCTCTCGATGGTTCTCGCAAAACAAGAGCAGATCATTCAAGCGTACGGCCCGAGCAATCCTTTAGTGTCTGTCTCGCAATATCGTGCGACGCTCGGAAAGCTGATTGAGGCGGCTGGTTTTGCGGACTCGGCTGAGTTCTTCAAGCCTGTAACACCAGAGATTGATGCTGCACTTGCACAACCTCAACAACAAGGCCCAGATCCGGCGGTGCAAATGATGATGGCGCAGGCTCAAGCGGATATTGAGATTAAACGCCAGAAAGCTATGGCTGATATTCAGCTTGCAAGAGAGAAAGCCCTAGCCGAGTTAGAACTCAAGCGCATGGAGTTCGAGGCAGAGGCGCAGATGAAGGCTATGAAAGTAGGCGCAGGCATCACTTCTAACATTGAGATACCAGGATAATCATGGCACTTGCAAATTTAGCTACGCTTCTTGCAGCCGGTGTAACTTATGAGAATGCACAGCCATTCTTAGAGCAGTACGGCGCAAACACCATGACAGTAGAAGATGCTGTCATGGCTATGGGTGGTTTCAAAGCTCCTGATGGGGCTACGTTCTCAACAATAGCTGCGCGTGATGCTTACATGAACGATCAGTTAGCTAAGGCTAACGATCTTACGGGCAGGGTTTACGCTGGAAACGTCTACAACACCGTCAAAGAAGCCGAGGACGCAAGGCTTCTGGATGAGAGCAATCGCACTTACAACGGGGTTCTTTACCCAACTGCTGAGGCCGCATTTGCTGCAAAAGCTGCCGGAGAAGCTCTTCAGTCAGGCGCGATTACGCAAGAGGTATACCAAGCGGTGACTCCTTCGCCGGAGGATATAGCAGCTCAGACTGCGTTAGTTGAGAAAATAAATGCTTTTACGTCTGACTTGGTTGCTTCTGGCGTTCCTGTTGCATGGGCTAAAACCTATGCAGGAGCAAACCCTAATGAGACGGTAGGTAACGCTCTCCAGGACTATCAAACCTACGTTCAGGGTGGATCTGCCGTAACAGATACGGGAGCTACAGGAGCGACGACAGGAGCTACCACAGGAGTTACCACAGGAGCCACAACAGGGGCTACCACAGGAACGACAACAT